TATCGGCAATGCCGTCGTTTATTTTATCCCTGGATAGCTCACTCCAAGCCTCTTCCCACTCTAAACTGTCTCGTTCTAAGATGAAGGGTGTTCGCTCGGTTGGTTCACTGATAAGTTTCATTTGTTTGCTCTGCTGTAAGGGTTTTTAGTACGCGAGAAGAGACGCGGCCTGAAGGATTAGAAGCATTATTAGTGCTATGTTGCACTCTGTGATGTACATGGTTTGGTTCCTTTACTCTGTTGTATACACAGTGTCATTAAGTGTCAAGTATGACAGGGTGGAGACAGTTAAGACCGTCGCCATGATGTTTGCTTGGGGTTGGCTGCGAGCCACTCTCTCACATCGTTGCTGCGCTGGATAGAACCGGGCACTGCGAGCACGTCAGCGTCAGGGGTTGCCACCCACTGAAGGATGGCCACGGAGGCTCCGCAGAGCCTCATCGCTGGGCGTTCCCAGATGGTGCCGGTGCTACCCCATACCCTTGGGGCGAAGGGCCCCAGGGCGAGGTCGAAGTTGTCATGAGTTGTGAGAATAGCTTTCATTGGTATTCCATCTTGTGTGTCGGGGGTCGTTGGGTTTGCCTCTCACCCTGTAGAACGAAAGGCCTTGAAGTTTCGGACATGGGTTACCCAGTCGCCAGCGCGTGCGTAGACCAAAACTGGGCCGCCTCAACGGCCTCGTGAGGTCTCATGCCGGAATCCCACCACTCACGAGGTGACACCTCGTCAGACTGTGTGCCGTAGGCAGTGAACAGCGTCAGCGTACCATCGCCGACTTTCATACCAATAACGACCAAGTTTCTTGCTGGACGCATCGGCGCATCGATGAGACGAGACGGACCAGGGCGTTTTTTACGGACCTCGTATGTAACCATGTCATCGGTGACGGGTTCATCACCAACGCAAGGACCGTACAGAGCAGACGGAATACTATCGATGTGGTCAGGCAAGGGCAGTACTCGCTTGATGAACGAGCCGTCCCAGTCGGACAGTGCCTCGTCGATAAACGCGAGGTGTTGGGGTTGAAGGTCGTGGTCATCGTGACCGATGACGATTCCATTGGGCGTGGTTGTGGCCATGTTGGGGCTCCTGTTGGTTGAATGGTGGGGGACGAAGCCCCCGGTGAGGGTTAGGACCGAAGTCCGGCTTGTTCTTGATAGTAAACGTCGT